TGAAAATTTACCTGACCAAGCATTAACATTTAATAGTTGGTCTGTAGTATATAATGATAATAATAGTAAAAAAAGTTATGTGATACCATCAGTTGGAAGTCAATTGAACCAATCTAAATATGATTGTTTAAATAGACAATTAACCAAAGCTAAAATTACAATACCAAATAATCCCGCTGTATTTAACGGGTCCACAAGGATGTTTTGGGCAACTTCACAATATGGGTATTTTGATAATGAATTAATTACTAAACCCGCTCCAAACGAGTGGATGAAAAAAATTGATAATAATTCAGAAGACCAATCACCATTTGCTCTTGGATATCAGTACTCATCAATTGAAGATTTGTTTGGTGTATTTTCTAAAGAAGAATTGGACCAGTTTGAAGAGCACTTTTTAAATTTTAGTAAATCTGAATGGGAATTCCAAGTATTAAAAAAACAAGAGTCTAATTTTACATCGCAAGGAGTCTTTAATAATAATGTTGAAAATATACAAGTGTCTGAAGTTACAATACGACAAATTGTTAATAGATTACAAAACACTCCAAATAAACAATTTTTAAATTTTCAGTTATTATTTAAAGAGTTATTTGGATTTTCTGGGTCAACAAACACAAATAAATTAGTTAGATTTAATGAAAATTATAACACCCAATTAAATAATTTTTTCACAAATTTTCAAGGATTCATGAATTATGAAAAATTTATTAAAATTGGGAACCCATCTAAATTTAATAAACGAGCGTTTTATAGTTTTGCTTTATCTACAGAATTTTATATACAGGACCCATACACATTTGGTCAATATGAAATAAATTCATTACCTACAAGTTTTGGTACAACCACATTGGCGCAATCTCAGGCATCGTTTCCTGAAACTTGGAAAACTTTACAAACTTATGTTGGGTTTTCTAATACTGCTGGAATGACATATACAAATAGTGGTTCATATATTACAGATTTCTTTGTTGATAATAATGTACAGTTTAGTGAAGAGAATATTAAAATTTTAGCACCATTAATTAAAATGTATGCTACCCAAAAATATAATGATAACACTTATAATGGTACAAAATTTTTAACGGACTTTAGAGGTTATTTAAGGGATACTCAAAATTATATGAATGTAGTTTTAAATTATTATTTATTAAAAGCGAGGAATGAATTACCAAATGTATCCGAAGTTTCTGAAGGAGCACCAAAAGTTTCATATGATGGTGACCAAATGAAGTTTTCACTTTATGATGATTTTAAAGCTCTAAATGATTCGTGGATTGCGGGAAGTAATTATAGTGAAACTACATTATTTGAGGATTTTTTATTTTTAGATAGAGCTAGCCGTGACATCGGAGATAAAATAATTGTTAACCCATTTACTCTTAAAAATATGTTTAAGAGTCTGAACAAGTCTGGAAGTACGTATACTTTCATCAACGGTATTATACAAGAACACAATATGTACACAATGATGATGCCTCAGTGGATTAATTTTTATAATGCGGATGAAATTGCGGACCAAGTAATACCGAAAGTGGAATCTACTTTAGAATTTGGTAATACACTATTTGGAACATTCATGTCAGTTGACACCAGAAAAAGTTCACCAAAATTTTTATGTATATATAATGATACTAAATCAACGTATCTTGATATGGGTAATAATAAAGATTACAAATATAAGTCGGATACTTTTGAATTAAGAAGAGCGTCAGACAATCCATTGATTGAGAGTTTACAAGGTAAGACTGATTATGCGAAATCTAATAGAGTTGTTGGTTTTAATGTTGATATTGGAATTAGAAATCAAAATATTTTTTCATCATTTAATATAAGTACAAACCCTGCTAAAATGACCAAAGAAGCTGCCGCCGCTTTAGACCAACAAATTAATCAGGCTACGGGTAGAAAGACGGTTACTCAAAACACATCATTGTGGAATTTTTATAGAAGTAGAAGTTATGAATGTTCTGTAAGTTGTTTAGGTAACACCCAAATTCAACCCTTAATGTATTTTAATTTAAGACATGTCCCTATGTTTAACGGGACATACATGATTACTAAAGTTGAACACCAAATTACACCTGGTTCATTTAAGACAACATTTGGAGGTAGTAGACAGTCTATGTTCTCTATTCCACCTGTTGATTCTTATGTCCAAGGGGCGATTAGAGAAATTTTGGAAGATGTTATTGAAACGAGAAAACAAGAAGAAAATGCAGCATCTCAAAATAATCAGGGAACAATTACGACTACCACGACTGCGGCTAATTCAATAGAAGAATCATCTAAACCAATAACTCAGGAAATCAGTAATACTGCATCAGATAACCCAAATTGTGGTAATACACTTAATCCTCAGTTTAGTACATATGAGTTTGTCCAAGCTTCCCAAAAAGAAGAGATTACACCAGCTGTTTTACAACAAAAACTGTCACAAGTATCAAACGAAAATGTTAGATGGTTAGTTTATTATACAATATCTCCTTCACAACCAGGTTCAATCAGGGCGTTTAATTACAATATAGGTAAAATAAGGTTAGATAGACAATGGACAGCTTCGTTACCAAACTATCTTAAAAAAGAATACTATTGTCAACAAGGTAATAAAGGAACAACACCGATGGCATCATTTGAAAGTTATGATTTATGTATACAAATGATGGCGGCTTACTATAGTAATAGTGGAAGTAATTTACAAATTCCATCAGATGCTGATTTAATTAACCCAACAATTCCGGCATCAGTTGAAACATTCATAGATGAAACATTTTCAATATATGCTTCATTATGGTTGGGTATGGACAATACAAGTATTAGTTCTTTTAAATCAAAGAATTTAGATGTTTGGAATACATTTAAAACGGACATGAAAACTAAATTAAAAGACGCCAAATCATCGGGAGTTTTGTAATTTCAAATAAACAGTATATTTATATATAAAATAAAGTTATGAGCATACAATTAATTTTAGACAATTATCTTGGTAAAAGAACAAGATATTCTGAAAAAGACGCTGGAAACGGGTTTAAGGAAGTTTGTGATTTAGACAGTGGCGATTGTTACACTGTAAGAATGAAAGATGGACTTATTGAAAGAGTCGACAACACAATGAACGTTAACAAAAAAGTTAACGTTGAAACTCCTAACGGAATTAAAAGATTATTAAATGGATAAGTAAAATGGCAATTGACAAAAAAATTATTTCCGAAATTAAAAGATATAGAACTATTAATCAATATCTAAATGAACAAGATGTCCCACCGGCTCCTGATGCACCAATACCCGCTGGAGATGATGCATTACCCGTACCTGACGCTCCTGTTGATGATGCCACACCAGCACCGGCTGGACCACCTGCACCCGCAGAACCGGAAGTAGTTGATGTTGAAACAGACACTGAGGTTGAAAAAATTGATGACTCAGGAGAGTCGGTTGAAGAAGGAGGAGAAGAAGATTCTGAAGAATTGGAGATAACAGATTTAGTCACCGCACAAAAAGATATACAAACAAAACAGGATGAATATTTTGGACAATTATTTGGACAACTTGAAGAACTAACTTCAAAATTGGCAGATATGGACCAAATTGTTGATAAGATAAATCAACTTGAAATGAAAGTTGACAAGATGAGACCAAAAACTCCTGAAGAAAAGTTGGAGTTGAGAAGCTTGGATTCATATCCCTTCAATCAAAAATTGAGTGATTTCTTTGAAGACAAAGAAGAAGATTTGGAGAAAACTGGTAAAAATGAATATATTTTAACGTCTGATGAAGTGGAAGATTATTCACCATCTGAAATTAAGAAAACACTTATGCCACCTGCTGATAGTCAAGATTTATATAAGGTGTAATTTGACTTTTGACTTTTTTGGGTTATATTTGTTTTAATAATTAACTTTTTAAAACTTATAATTTATGTCATCAGTCTTAGATTCAGTTCTGGCACAGTACGAAAAATCAAAACAATCAGGCGGAGCGTCAAACAAAATGACGCAGGAAGAGCGAATGAAAAAGTATTTCGCAGCAATTCTTCCACAAAATCAATCATCGGCTCAAAAACGAGTTCGTATCCTTCCCACAAAGGACGGTAGTTCACCATTTGTTGAAGCGTGGTTTCACGAAGTTCAAATTGGAGGACAATGGAACAAGTTGTATGACCCAGGTAAAAATGATAACGAGGCGTCACCTCTAACAGATGTACATGACGCACTTATCAGTACAGGTAAGGATTCTGACAAGGAACTTGCTAAACAGTATAAAGCTCGTAAATTCTACATTGTTAAAGTTATTGACCGTGATAACGAAGCGGACGGACCAAAATTCTGGCGTTTCAAACACAACTACAAGAACGAAGGAATTTTGGATAAGATTATTCCAATCTTCCGTCAAAAAGGTGATATTACTGACCCTGATAAAGGACGTGATATTATTCTCGAGATGACCAAAGCTAAGACTCCTAAAGGAGCTACTTACACGGTAATTCAAACAATTATGCACGA